ATCCGCATTCCCGGCGAGCGCATCGGCGGCGAGATGTCGCCGGCTGACCGCTACGCCTACAACCTCGCCATGATCATCGACGATCAGGATATGCGCATCACCCGCCGCGAGGAGTTCATGTGCTCTCAGGCGATCCGTACCGGGCAGGTGACGGTCACCGGCGAGGATTATCCGACGCAGACTATCAACTATGGTCGCGATCCGGCCCTCACCATTGCGCTCACCTCGACGGCGCGCTGGGGCGAAACCGGTGTCGATCCCTATGACGATATCGAGGAGTGGTGCCAGCTGCTGGTCGACACCGACGGGTTTACGGCTCGCGAGGTTCTCCTCGGCGGTAGCGCGGCGGGGCTTCTCAAGCGATCCCCGCGCTTCATGGAGCTGCTCGACAATCGCCGCCAGGCATCGGGCAGCATGGAACTGGGCGTCGTCTCGACCGGAGCAGAGGGCAAGTATTCGAGCGTGCTCGGCACGATCGGTGAACTGACCTTCATTCAGTATTCGCAGCCCTACACGATCGGTGGCGCAAAGAACAACTTCTGGCCCACCTACGGCGTCGGCATCTTCGACCCGCTTCAGTTCCAGGGCATGTTCGGCTACGGCGCCATCCTCGACAATCAGGAACTCCGGTCGGTCGAGCGGTTCCCGTTCATGTGGCAGACGTTCAACCCGTCTCGCACGCATGCGCAGACCCAGTCGGCGCCGCTCCCCATCGCACCCGAACCGAACGCCAGCCTGTTTGCGCTGGTGCGCTGACGTCCGGCTCGACGCGTGATCGTCCGGCCTTGCCGGGCGATCCACTGCTGCAAGAACCCGATCGGAGTGATCCATGAGCACGAAAACCGAGAAGTTCAACGTTACCGTGAAATGCGGCAACAAAACCTATGCGCCGGGCAAGCCCGTTCCCCTCGGCGGCAAGTACGGCCTGAGCGACGAGGAGGTCTCAAGCCTCCGCGCGAACTTCGGTGATTGGACTGGCGGCCCTGAAAGCGGCGCGCAGAGCCAGTCCACGGAGGTCGCCAACCTGCAGGCAACCCTCGATACGATCCGTGACGAGCGCGACATGCTCCTCGATCGGGCATCGGAGGCTGAGCAGGACCTCCACAAGGTTACGAAGGAACGTGACCAGCTGCTCGACGACAACAAGGTGCTGGCCGATCGCGTCGCAACCCTTGAGGCCGCAGCCAAGGGCGGCGACGGCAAATGATCGACGCGCGGCCGGCGCTGTTTCGGCGGATGGGGGCGGCATTCGAGAAAGCCTTCGGTAATGTCGACGCCGTCTTCACCATTGCCGGCGTCGATCGGCCGCCCGTCCGCGCAGTCTTGCGCAAATGGCGCGAGATCGATCTGGTCGAAGATCTCGGCCAGGCGGTCGAAGGCACCACGCACCTGATGTCGGTCTCAGCCGAAAACGTCGCGGGGCTCATGAGCCAGCGCGACAGCGTCATCATCCATGAACTCGATCGCAACGGGGCCCGAACCGGTGACAGTGCCGCATTCGAGATCCGCGATCACAGCGACGACGGGCGCGCCATGGTGCGTATCCATCTCTCGGGAGACATCTGACATGGCCAAACAGTCATCTGGCGCACTGGCGGAAGCTACAGGGTCCGCTGCTGCGTGCGATCCTCTTGGCGCGCTTTGTGCTGCGCTCGCCTCGCCCGAGGAAACCGAGGCCAAGGTAAATGCCCGCCGCACCGTCAGCGGCATGGCGCAGCGCCCATGGCAGCAGCTTCCCGCCAAACTCCGCAGCGCTGTCCGCGCCGACGTGCGCCGCCTTCGCGACGACAAGCTGTCGCGGGAGGACATCATCGCAAGGGGTTACAGCTACGCCGCCGCCGAACAGGCACTGCGCGACATCGGTCAAGGCGGCTCCTGATGCTGCACCTGCGCAGCCGGATCTTCGACTTCTACCGTGACCGCCTGGCCGCCATCCCCGGTTTCGAGGTGGCCGGCAAGGTCAAGCGTGGCCGATCCGGGCCTATCCCGCAGGAGATGCTGCCGGCCCTCACGCTGAGCTGGGCCGACGGCGAAGAGCGGGCGACGATCCGCGCCTTTGCTGGGCCTGATGGCGAGGATGGATATGACCGCAACCTCCCGCTCTCCATCATCCTGCACCTGCGCAACGACGATCCGGAAGAAGAGTTCGATGAGCTATGCGTCGCCATCGAGGCGGCGATGGGGGCCGCGGTGAAGGCGCCAGGCCTCAATATCGAGACGGTGCTGATGTCCAGCCGGCACTACGTCAATCACCAGACCGGGCTGTCCCTCTGCGTCGGCAGCCTGACCTATTCGGTGAGCTACAAGACGCTCGCCTCCGATCCCACCACCGCCGCGATCTGACGGCTCAACCCCGAGAAGAGGACCATTATCATGGCACTTGGCCGCGAACTCGTGATTAGTCGCTCGGATGGCGCCGGCGGCTTCGATCCCGCCTGCATCACCGAGCAGCGCTCCATCCAGATCAACAATGAAGAGATCGACATCACCAAGCCAGACTGCCTGGCGCCGGGTTCCAAACTGAGGAAGGCCAGCATGTATGGCATTCAGTCGATCGTCGTCAGCGGTCAGGGCGCATTCGTCTCCAGTACCACAATGAAAACTGTCGCGGCCGACGCCATCAATCAGGTTGTCGAGACCTATCAGGTCATCATTCCCGGGCTCGGAACCTTCGAGGGCGATGCGATCTTCACCGGCTTCACCTTCTCCGGCGACAAGAGTGGTGAGCTGCAGAACGACATCACGTTCTCGATGAACAACGCCGTCTTCCAGGCGACGCCGTGAGCGAGGCGGTAGCAAATCCCCTGCGGGGTGAAGCAGACGTCACGCTCGGCGCCATCGATTTTCGCATCGCCGTGACGTGGTCGGGACTCGTGAAGCTGTCGCGTGCCATGAAAGCCGACGGAATGAACGAGGTGTACACCCGTCTGCTGGCATTCGAGCCGTTCGCAGTCACCTGCGCTGTCCGCGCCCTCATCGTCGCGGATGACGAGGACAAGGCTTCGGGCCTGTCGGCCAAGATCCTTTCCGACAGCAATATATCGCTGGCGGATGCAGAAAGCTGGCAGGCTGCCATCGAAGTTGCCTTTACTGCCCATACGAAGGCCGGCGCCATCAAACGCGACGAGCGCACCGCTCATCAGATCGCCGAGGATTTCGTCCTGGGAAAGCCGATCGGCCCCTCCTGATCAGCGAACACGTCAAGACAGCCTATCGCATCGCCACTTCCCCTGATCGCCTCGGGTGGAAACCGGCGGAGTTTTGGGCATCCACGCTTGCCGAGTTCGAAATGTCTCTGGAGGGGCTGGCTGGAAAGTACCAGGGACCCTTTGCCTTCTCGCGCGAGACCGTCCGCCGCATCGCTGCGGCGAGCGGCAAAACAAAATCCATCAGGAAGACGTTGAGCCATGAGCCGCCCCGAGATCCCGGTCTACATAACAGCCGTGAGCAAGAACGCTGAGGCGGCTATTGGCCGCTTCACAGCTCTCGCAAGGACGTCTGCCGGACACGTCGCCGAGGCGTTCGGCCGAATCAAGGCCGCAGCGTTTAATCTCGGCACATTCGGCAGCGCGCTCAGCCTTGCCGGGCTCGTCGCCGGCGCGCGGCAGGCAGCCAGCGAAGTTGCCTCCATCGGTGACGAGGCCAAGCGCGCCGGCGTCAGCGTCAAGGCATTCCAGGAGTTGAAGTTCGTAGCCGAACAAAATCGTATCGGCGTCGATGCGATGGTCGATGGTTTGAAGGAACTGAACTTGCGCGCCGACGAGTTCGTTGTCACGGCCGGTGGCCCCGCCGCCGAGGCATTCCGGCGGCTCGGCTACAGTGCCACCGCTCTGAAGGCAAAGCTGCGTGACCCTTCGGCCCTATTCAGCGAAATCATCGGCAGGCTCGGTGAGTTCGATCGTGCTGCACAGATCCGTATTGCCGACGAGATCTTCGGTGGCTCTGCGGGCGAACGTTTTGTGCAGTTGATTTCTCAGGGGGAGAGCGGGATCAAACGGCAGATCTCCGCTGCGAACGAGCTCGGCATCGTGCTCGATGATAAGGTCGTGAAAAAAGCTGACGAGATTGACAGGAAATTCTCTCTCCTCGCCGGCACGATTTCGACGCGACTGAAAGGTGCCGTCGTCGAGACTGCGACAGAGCTGTTGACCTGGCGCAAGGCCTATCTCCAGTTGGAGCAGGCAGCACAATTCCGAACCGCGCTCAAGCTCTCCGACAAGCTTCGAGAGATCGAGCAGACGCGCGCGGCACTCGATCAGCTCCAGTTCGACCAGAAGGCTTTTCCTGAGGACATCAATGTCGGCGCCAACATCGAGCGGCTGACGCAGAAACTCTCTGAGCTGGAGACGGAAGCGCGCACCTTGCGGGGAACACTGGCCTCGGGCGTTTTCCCCGGCAAGGTCAAGGACGACATTATCGAAACCACGCCGGCGGTGAACGGCTTGCGTTCGGCGCTGGGCCAGACCGGATCGGCGGCAGAATCCGGCGCAAAGGGGCTGGAAACCTATGCCGCTGCCATTCGTGAGCTGCAGCAGGCTGTTCCCGAACTGGCAAAATCGCTCGCCGATCTCGACGCGCAGGCAAAGATCAATACCGCCTACGGTGCCGCGATCTCCAAGGCGACCAGTGTTCAGGAGGTGCTGGAGGCCAACGCCCTGCGCAACCAGGCCAATAGCGCCCTGTCGCAGCGCGGCGCCCGGGAAGCGGCTTCGCGCGGATTTCTCGATCTTATCGGATTTGCCGAGGGAACGGATCGGGCTCGCGGATACAACGAGACGCTCGACTACGGCCGCTACACCGGCGGAAATCGCAACCTGGTGCTGATGTCGCTCGACGATATCGATGCGATGCAGTCGAAGATGCTCAGCGACCCCAATAATACAAAGAATTCCTCGGCCGTCGGGCGCTATCAGATCGTCCAGAAGACGTTGCGCGGTCTGCGCCAGCGACTTGGGCTCGATGGCTCGGAGCTGTTTTCGTCCGATTTGCAGGATCGCCTGGCAATGGAATTGATGCGGGGGCGCGGCAACGATCCCGCCGGTCTGCGCAACGAGTGGGAAGGGCTTCGTCGCGTCGATGATGCGACGATCCGCGCAGCTTATGACGGGACATCGGTGAGCATGCCCGGCGTCGATCAGGGGATCGAGCTGAAAAACGAAAAGATGCGCGAGCAGAAGGCGACCTATGACGAGATCATCGCAGGCGCGCGCCAGTTCACTGCTGAGCAGAAGCTCGAAATGGCAGCCCTCGGCCTGACGCGCGATGCTGCCGCCCGTCTGCGCTACGAGCAGGAGCTTTTGACGCAGGCCGAACAGGCCGGGCTAGACCTGACGCCGGACCAGATCGCCAAGCTGAAGGCGTTGGCAGCGGAAATGGCCAATGCTGAAGAGCGGACGCTGAATTTCGCGCAAAGCCAGGAGGAATTGCAGGCTCGCGTCAACGAGTTCGGTGCGATCGCTGGTGGCGCGGCACGGGGGTTTGTCCAGGACCTTATGAACGGCAAGACTGCGGCTGAAGCGCTGAAGAATGCGCTGGCGCGGCTCGCTGATCAGGCGCTCAACGGCGCGCTCTCCGCGATCTTCGGGGGTGGCGGTGGTGGAGGTGGATCTAGCATCTTTGGCAGCATAGTCGGCAAGCTTCTGGGGCTCCCGGGCAACGCGAACGGCACTGACAACTGGCGCGGCGGTTTAACTTGGGTTGGCGAGGAAGGACCGGAGCTTTTGAACGTGCGCCCCGGTGCGCAGATCATTCCGAACCACACGCTCGATGCCTTGTCGAAAATGGATAGCCGCGACCGTCGCCGCGCGGGTGGCGGCGGTTCGAGCTACCGTGGTGGCGATGTCATCATTCAGGGGGATGTCTCGGAAAAGAACATCAAGTTGATCCGCCAAGCCATCGACGAGAACAACCAGAAGCTGGCCTATGCCCGCGAAAACGAGTGGCGCTGATGGAGATCCTTGCTTCTCACCTGGTGCCGACCCGAATCATGTTCCGGATCAAGCCTATGCAGGACCTTGGGCCTCGGTCATTCGGCGGCAAGCAGCAAGTGGGGGTGACCGATGCCGGCTATTGGGTCGGCAGCCTGGGGCAGTTCCCGATTGCCGACCGTGATCAGATCCTGGACTGGCGCGGCATCATCGCTTCGCTGGAGGGAATGGCAGGCGATCTGATGGTCGGACCGTTCGACGATCTGCGGGCGCCGACGTTCGGGGCTTTTCCTCCTGTCGTCACGGGGATTCCGCATTCCGACGGTGCGACGTTTTCGGACGGGAGCGGCTATAGCCAGTCGACCATTCGCATCACGCTTGCCGGTGCTCTCCCGCGTCGAGCAACCTCGGCGGTGCTGACCATTCATCAGGCCGGGGCGCTCCAGCGCGGCATGTATTTCTCGGTCTATGAAGGGTTGCGGCCTTCCCTGCACATCATCACCAAGCCGCCCGAGATCGATGGCAATCACGCAACGATACAGTTCCGCCCGCCGCTTCGCTTTGCCGTCGAGAGTGGTGCGACCGTCGATTTCGCGACGCCGAAGGCGTTGATGAACCTGGCGTCGGCGGATGAAGGCGCGCTCGACCTCGATATGGGGCGGTGGGCCAGGCCGTCGCTTGAACTCGTTGAAAGCTGGAGCGGGGTGTGATGCGATTCAAGCGACATCACATCAATGCTTTTCATTAAAGGAGATAGAAATGGTCCCCGCAGCGAGATACCAAGAGCTGATGAGTAAACCAGTCGAAACGATCTTTGCTCTGATCGTCCTACGCCTTGGCGAAAAACTCGCCAATGAACTGGCGGCTGATTTGCTGCAGAACAAGCCTATGCCGCCAGTCACATGGCCGAGGCTGGGTTAGCCAAAATGCTTTTTAAGCTCTTCGACCAACGTTGGGATTTTCCCGGCCGCAAGACTGTCCCAATATCCATCGCCGGCGTTTACGAGAGGCTGGCCACCGTTGTCCACACCGCGCCGTGTTAGCCTGTATTTCATCTCGCGGAAGACGTGTTTCTTGAGGAAGTCCTGGGTCTTTGGATCTTCAGTATTGAGGTTGATCCCTGCTTCTTTGGCGGCGATGTAAATCATCAGTCCGTTTACGATCGCCTCTAAGTCGTCAATGCGACCGGTGATGTCTGCCTGCGTTACCATGATGTACCTCCTTAGCTTTACGAGCGCAAAGGAGCATGGCAGCAACCGGGAGTCGAGTCGGCCAACCTCCTGACGCCCCGGTAAACCACGGAAAACCACATGACCTTCAGTGCAGCAGTGCGCGCGCAACATGCGGGCCGCGTGGTTCGGCGTGGCAGGCTTGTGCTCTTCGACTTCGCGTCAGGGCCGATCGGCGTCTGGAATGGCTTTGGCCGACTGGAAACGAATGACGGCCGCACCTGGCTCGGCTTCGGCGAGCTGGGGCAGGTCTCGGGGATTGCGCAGGCGATCAACGGCAAGGCGCCGGAACTGCGGTTCACCGTCTCCGGCGTCGACGAAAGCTTTGCCGGAAAGGTGAAGGGCGAGGCGTCGGAATACTTCGATCGGCTCGTCACCGTGTTCTCGCAGTATTTCGACGAGGATGCCCAGTGCCTGGACAATCCCTATGCCGTCACCTGGGGGAAGATCCGCGGGATGGAGGCGACCCGCGCGGCCGACGACAATGGCGGGTTCGTTCGCACCGTTTCGATCTCGGCCGAAGGGCCTTTCTCGAACAAGCGCCGCGCGCCGTTCGGATATGTGACTGACCGCGACCAGCAGAACCGCTACCCCGGCGACAACGGCATGCGCCGCGTCGCCGGTATCGATGCGAAAGAATACAAATGGCTTTGACCGTTCTCGACGCCTTCATCGCCGACATGGCGCAGAAGCCGTTTTGCTGGCGCAATCTGAATTGCGGGCTGGAACTGGCCGACTGGTGGCGGGTCAATCACGGGATCGACCCGGCAGCAGACCTGCGGGGCGTTGTTACCGATGCCGCCGACGCCGAGCAGCTGATCGCCGATCGCGGCGGACTTGTTTCATTGGTCTCCGCCATTGCTACGAAGGCCGGCGCTGTCGGTTCCGCCGGTGACAGGCCGGGCGACTTCGGCGTGATCGAGGTTGCGGGCGTGCAGTATTGCGCGATCCTTTCGTCCAGTGGTCGCTGGATCGTGAAGGCTGAGCGTGGTGTCGCCGGTTTCCGCGACTGCACCGTCCTGGCGGCGTGGAGCATCTGATGCCGCAGGCAATTGTTGGTCTCATCGCTGCGGCCGGTATCCCCGGCCTCGTTACCGCCACGGGCGCGCTGACGCTCGGCGGCAACCTGCTGGCCGGCGCCATCGGCTTTGGCATCTCCTATGGCGCCAATGCCCTGTTCAAGGAGGATGCGCCGAAGCCAGCGGAGATGCGCGGAACCGTCCGTCAGTCGGTATCGTCTCGGCGCAAGAGCTATGGCGAGGGGCCGATGGGCGCCGCCATCATCTTTTTCGAAGTCCGCGACGGCGCGCTGGTGCAGATCCTCTATCTTGGCGAGGGCGGCGAACAGGGGATAGACGCCTTCACCGAATGGCGGCTGGACGAGCGGATCGTCACCGTCGAGCTGGACGGCAATATCAACACCTCGCCGATCGACGGAAAGGTGGAAGTCGAGTTTCGCCTGGGGTCTGCGAGCCAGCTTCACTACGAGCGGGTCGCGGAAATTTTCCCCGAGATCTACGACGACACGCATCGCTGCCGTGGTTGCGTCACCGTCATGATCAAGTCCAACAAGGTCAAGACGGAAAAGATCAGGGAGGTTTACCCTAACCGACTGCCGCAGCTCGTGCCGGTAGCCCGTCGAAACAAGGTGTTTGATCCGAGGACCGAGCTGACGGCCTACTCGGCGAACCTGGCGCTGATCTTCCGCAGCTACCTCGTCGACCTCGACGGCGCGGGACTGCCGGCCAGCATGATCGACGAGGCCGATTTCGAGGTGGCGGCGGACATCGGCGATGAGCTGCTTGCGACCTCGGGTGGCGGTACGGTTCGCCGCTATCACGGCCAGCTGGACTACAAGCTGGAAGAGGAACCGATCAATATCATCGAGCGGATGATCACGGCGACCGACGGCCGGCTGTTTCTAAAGCGCTCCGGCAAGATAGGGTTCAAGGCGGGCAAATATGTGCCGCCGACCGTCTCGATCCCCGACGCCGTCATCGTCAGCTATTCGCTGAAAGACTCGAGCGGGCCGCTGCGCGAAGGCACCGAAGTGACCGTCCGCTACCAGAACAAGATGGCGCGCTATACCGAGGCGACCTGCGATCCCTGGATCATCGATGCTGACGGGACGCGAAAGCCGATCCCGATCCAGGCCTACGAGATCCAGGAGCACCATCATGCCCGGCGCATCGCCAAAAGGCGGGCGCAGCGTGCAACGGCGCGTTGGCGCGGCACGATCGTGACGGACCTGTTCGGGCTGGAGGCGTGGGAGGAGCAGTACATCTACCTCGAGGTGCGCGACCTCGGCATCGACTTCGAGCCTTTCGAGATCATGGATATCCGCGAAGGCGACGATGACATGACCGTCGTCATCGACGTCGTGAGCCTGCCGGAAGATCCCGAGACCATGCACGATCTGACATTCGCCGAGGAGGGAACGCCGCCGGCCATTCCCGAAGACTTCGACGACGAATCCATCCATGCACCGGAAAATCTCACTGTTTCGATCGAGAAGCGAAATGTCGGCGAGGCGACGATCGCTCTCCTGGTGGCGTCCTGGGACGCGTATTCGGATCGCGATGATCTATCCGCACAGGCGCAGATCTCGCTTGCCGACGCTGAAGAGTGGACGGACATCAACGTTGCCGACAGCAACACGCGTTCCGAGGCGGTCGGGATAGCAGATGGCGAGCGATACGATGTTCGCGTGAGGTGGAAAGAGCCAGAGGGGAAACCTTCCGACTGGGCGCTGTTCGAAAACGTGCTTGTCAGCATCTACGAGCAGGAGAGCCTTGCGCTCTTCGCCGCCATGACGACGCCGCCCACCACCAACCGCAAGGGCCACATCAATACGCTGATCCGAACCCTCAAGAATGCCGGTGTCTGGGCGAAGCTGACGAAGATTGCGGTTCTCGCAGCCGCAAACGAGCAGGCGGCATTGCTTGATTGGAAGAACCCGGGCGGGACCGCCTTCTCGAAGGTGGGCACGATCACGTTCACCGCGGATCGCGGGTTCACCGGTGACGGTGCGACCGGCTATCTCGACAGCGGCGTTGCATGGAACACGCTGGTTTCTCAGGACAATGCTTCGATGTGGGGCTTTTCCCTGACAGAAGCATCCGCCAACTCCTCGATTGTCGGAACAGCGTCTGGCAGCGGTAGTGCCTTCGTAGGGCCAAGGAACAGCGCGGCGTATACCGTTCGCGCCCACGGCGCTCAAGTGACCGTGGACAGCGCCGGCTCTTCCATCGGCTTCTTTGGCTGGTCCCGCTCCCTTTCCTCTGCGTTCCGGGCTTATCGCAACAAAGTCGAGAGCACCATAAGCCAGGCGTCGGCGGCGCCGCCAACCGGCAACATGACCATACTGAGAACTGCCGGCACGTATGGTCCGTGGCAGGTACCTTTTGCTTGTGCTGGAGCAGCGCTCACCACGGCAGAACAGGGCGCGCTCTACGACGCCATCGCAGCGTACCTGACAGACATCGGGGCTCTCTAGTCCAGCGTCGCCATCGACGAATCCCTCACACCGAGAAATTGACAGCCCGCGCCGAACCTTCGGACGCGATCACATGGGGTATTCAATGACCATTACCGATCAGGCGAAAATCGTCTATGCCGCCGGTTCTTCCTCCTCGCCCGCCGAGCCGGACAAGTCCCAGATCATCGCCCTGTTCAAGATGATCGATGCGCTCCTGTCGTCGGCGTTGAATGGCGTCCTTATTGGCAATGCCGTTGTCTACGCGACCCGGTCGGCCCTCTATGCTGATCTCGCACACCCGGCAAACCGGCTCGGCATCGTCTACAATGACCCTACGGCCGGCTACAACGGCATCTACATCAAGGCGGGTTCCTCGGGCTCGGGCAGCTGGTCGATCACGTCGCTTGCGTTGCCCGCGACCTTTGCGGCCGACTTATCCGCCGTCATTGCTGAAGTCGCTACGGCTCGCGGGGCCGAGGTCAGCCTTGTCGCGAGGCTGAGCGCGATCGTCACCTCGATCACAACGGGCGACAACGCCGTACGCACTACGCTTGCTGCAGCAACCACGCCCGTCGTCGATTTCGGCCAGGAGCTGCTCTACGACGAAAGCGGCGTCGCCGGTCCTGAGAAGACCCTTTACGTGCCGCGCGAGCTATTTGCCCGTGCCGGTGGATCGACGGCGCTGAATGGAAGTTTCGGAACCGCATCGACGCCGTTTCCGAACCACGTCGCCTTCACGATCACGTCGGGTTCCGATATTGCGACGGTCTACGTCGACGCCAACGACGATACCAATCCCGTCAAGATCGCGCTCGTCCCCTCCGGCGTCGTACAGAACATTGCCGCGCGATACTTCATCGTCGCCGAGATCTGGCGCGGTGTCGTGAAATCGCCATTCCCGGTGATGCGCCTGGATGAGAACCTGAAATCGCGGATCCAATTCCGCTATCCCATTGCGATCCTCGGCGACAAGATCCGGTTTTCTGCCTTCTACCACTACACGCGCCGCACGGGCTTCACCCTCTATTCGCCCGCGAGCGGTGATCTCTACTGGGAGTTCGATCTCTCGACGGCGACGAACTCGGAGACGCGCTATTACTTCGACCCCGTTGCGGCGGCGGCAGGATCTGCGCCGATCAAGGCAGTTTCCGGGAATGCCTTTCCAATGTTCCCGCGCGACGATCGGTTTGTGTTCATCGCGGCAAGTCTCGCGCGCTCGGTGCGGACGGATCATCAAACCGTCGGTGCGCGTCCGGGAAGCCGTCACCTCAGCATGTTCAGCCGGGGCAACGATCCCGACAGATCGACGCTTTTTTCGGCAAACGCGCTGCTGGCGGATTTCACGTCTTCGGAATTGACCTCCCGCGGCATCGTCCGGGGGGTGACCGGGATCGAGGCATTCTACGGCGAGGATCTGCCGCCCGACATGCCATTGGAGGGCTGGTATTTCGTTCGTTGCTATGTGCACACCCCTGTCGTGGATCCTGAGACCGGCGAGGGGGTTTACTATACACCGCGGCTCTATTTCCTCGATGCCGGGGGGAACGCGCTGACGACCGAGGGCGGAGCGAACAGCTATTTCGGGCTGGCTAAAGAAAAGCGACTTTCAGTGGACACTGCGATCTTTGTCGGGTTTGCGCGATACAAGTTCACGTCGCGGCCCGTTCGCTACAATATTGGGGCCTATCAGGATCCAGGAACGATGTGCACGTTCGGCGGCGCGCAGCTCTACGCTGGCGTCAACATCGGCGGATACATCTTCCCGGAAGAGTGGCCGACGCCATCGGATATGGATGCGCTGTATGGGGGGAAACACTATTCCATCGCGGGCCGTCCGCTGCCGTTCTTCGTGCCGTCGATGCTTTCCGGCAAGCGCAACGTCTCTACCTTGCCCCTGCTGACGATCCGCTGCGCGGCAAGCGCTGACGCTGATACGCCTTACTTTCTCTCCGGCGCCGGCACGCTCGAACTGGACTACGCTCGCGCCGGATCCTCGATGCTGTTCGAGACGCAGGGCGGCCCGGAGGGCGCTGGCAGGCGAGCGCGGCGAACGGTTGCGAATGCCCGGGTCTCTGCCCCTGTTGCCGGCAGTGCCGCCATTCTCGGCTTTGGCGACAGCATCGGCAACCGATCGGTTCTGGGGAAGGCTTCGGCCAAGATGTCTGCAGTCGGGATCTCTCCGACCTTCATCGGCTCCATTCAGCAGAACGACGGGCTCATGGGAGAATGCCGCGAGGGTTGGGAGTGGCAGGACTTCTACCACGGCGAAACACAGTTTCCGCCCGTGACAAACGTCGCGGCCTATCTGGCTTTGGCGGCCGATGGCACTGGAAGCGATCGGCGGCAGGGCCATAACCCCTGGGTCCGCCCTGCGACGGGCGGCGACCCCGTCGGCAAAGTCTTCTACGGGCACATCTTTGATTTCGCCTGGGGGCTGTCTCGTCTCGGGCTGGCGCTTCCAACGCACGTCATGATCAACTTTGGCACCAACGACATCAACCAGCGTTCGCCGGCCATGTCTCTCGCGCAGGCGAAGACGGGGCTTGGTATCCTCGTGTCCTCGATCCGCGCCGCCGGTGCCAATATCCAGATTGGCGTCGGCTTGCCGGCCATCCCGCGCAGCGCCTCGAGCGATCAGAAATGGGTTGAGGAGCAGGTGCCGATGATCCGCGCCATCATCGACTACGTGAGGACGCTGGCCGATGACAAGGTCAACGTTCTCCCCTTCTGGGCGCACATGTCGACGGACACCGATTGGGTGGAGACGACACTATTTGTCGATGAAAATGCGACGGTCGCACGCGTGTCGGACGAACTTCATCCCAACGAGCAGAACCGGCACATGATGGCAGAGGTCATTGCCGCCTGGGTGGCAAACACGATCTAGGCTCAGAATGTCGGCCCCATGACAAGCGCAACGAAAAAGGCGCAGCTGAGGGCTGAGAAGTAACGAGAGTAACATTGTTCATGGCGACGATCTCCAGCTTTCCCGTCGCCTGAAAACGCGCAAACCGCGCACCAGTTCCGAAAGAAGGACATCATCATGAACCGCAGCGCATTCTATGCGTCTGTGCGCTCGTCGCTGTTTGGCGGCCGGCTGACACAGGGGCAGGTCAAGGGGATGGAGACCATCCTGAACAAGTGGCAGGCGGACGGGCTGACCGACGCCCGCTGGCTGGCCTACATGCTGGCGACCGCTTTTCTCGAGACCGGCCAGACGGTGGCGCCGATCACCGAGAACCTGAACTATTCGGCCGCCGGACTTCGGAAGACGTTCCCGAAATACTTCACCGTCGCTCAGGCCAACGCCTACGCCCGCCAGCCGGAACGGATCGCAAACCGGGCGTATGCCAACCGGATCGGCAACGGCAACGAAGCGTCCGGCGACGGCTGGCGCTACCGGGGGCGTGGGCTGGTGCAGATCACCGGTCGGGCGAACTATCGGACCTATGGCCTGGAGAACTCGCCGGGCGACGCGCTGCTCGACGCCGTCGCCACGCGGATCATGTTCGACGGCATGATCAATGGCCGCTTCACCGGCGTGAAGCTCGCCGACTGCTTCAACGAGACGACCACCGACTGGAAGAACGCCCGCAAGATCATCAACGGGCTCGATCGCGCCGACGACATCGCCGGTTACGCGCGGAAGTTCCACGCGGCCATTCTCGCGGCCTCCTGAGCACGAAAGGACACCCCATGCAGAAGATTTCGAAAGCCATAGCAGCAGCAGCCGGCGGCGCTGCAACCGGCACCATTGGCTTGCCGTTCATGCCGGCCGACACGCCTTGGTATGGCTATCTGTTGCTCTACGCGATCACCGTCGGTCTGCCGGCGGTGCTGACTTACTGGGCACCACCGAACAAGGTCTGATCGGCATTGCCTGCCATGGCGAGCAGCTTCTCGCGGTCATGGATGCCTTCGCGATAGTGACGGAGCAGGAGGCCAGCCAGCGCTGTTGCCTCCTGGCTCTCTGCTTCTATCCCGCGTTGCAGACAGATTTCGTCGAAAGCGCTCCCCAGCACTGAGAGGCCAGCAGGATCGACGAAACCTTCCGATGGAATGTGACGGTGGATCATGACGGTTCTCCAATATGGCGGCGCCGGCCCATGGCGCCCCGGCAAACATCGTAAAAATGAGATTTGCGGACGGGCTCGTCAAGCGGTCCGCACGCCGAACACATGCAGTTGAATGGCAGGGGACCAAATGGCCGAGGCGAATGCAATGGAACTACCGAGACGCGCACCCAAACTCGAATGGAACTTGAACACGCTGATTCAAATCGTGACGCTCTTCGCCATGATCGGCGGCGGCATGGCAATCTGGATCGACAAGAGCAGAGACATTGAAGAGCTGCAGGCCTGGCGCTCCGCAATCGAGCAGGACCGAAAGGAGAAGTCGGCCGAATACCGCGCCAGCATGGCGAAGCTCGAGGAGCGGGTGAAGGGCACGGAGAAGGACATCGGTAAGATCGACAACCTTCAATATCGGTTGACAGTCGCAGAGCAGTCCACCGCGACGACGGCAACCGCGATGAAGGAGCTGCAAGACAGTCTCAACGACATGAACGGCGATATCCGGGTCATGCGGGAGATCTTGCAGCGGCTGGACAATGTGAACGGCAGGCGGGCTGAGAAGCCGCTGCTTCTCGAGCCTGGCTGATCACCACCAGCGAAGCGCCTGTCCAAGCCTCGCCACGAAACTCGCCGCCGCACCCAGCATGGCGACGGCAATAATCGCGCAGACCCACCAGGGGTTACGCCTCATCGCTGTTGAGAGGCTCGGTCTCCGTCAGCTGTCTCGCGAACTGGCGCGCCTCGGCCTCCGTCTCGAATGCCTTGTGGCTGGAATGGTCGTTCGTCTTTTCGCTCACCACCCATTTGCCGTTTTGTTGGACAATGGTGATTCTTCTGCTCTGCGCATCCATGCAACCAGTTCCTCTCATGCCCAGTCCTGAGTAACGCGTTAAGCTTACTCAAAATTCGCTGTTCCGCCAAAGGTGGCGGCAATCTCCTTCTTCTGGAGCATTGCGGATGGACAAATCGGGCTTACCATCGATGCATGTTGAAACCCGGTCCCGACGATCTGACTTTTTCTCGGCGGAGCCTCCGCCTCACTGTCGTCCTGCTTTGTCATGGCTATCAGCATGTCAGTGAGCTTGCGCGGATGACCGACAAGGAACTGCTGTCGCTGGAACGCATCCGGCCAAGCGATGTCGACCAGATCCGTGCGGAGCTTTCCAGGTTGGAGTGCGAAGGAATGGTCCAGTAGATCGCCGCACTGGGGCGTTCTATTGATACCTTTCACTCGCCGCGGGCCGGTGCTCCGCGCACCACCAATCGATCGCGCCCTTGCCGCGGTCGTAGCCGAAACTTCCCCACCTCTTGCAATCCGGGTGCTGGCACCAGTGTTCCTCATGGACGCTGGCTGCCTTCTGCCCGTTCGACTTCTCGTCACTCATCAATTCTGTTCCATCTTTGTTCTCATTATGCCATTACCCTATTCCGGCATGCGGGCCAAGACGAGAGCAAGAAGGAATAGCTTTATGGTTCGTAGATCCGGCCGTCACGAGCATATGTATGACCATGAGCGCGAAGCGTTCATCGCCCACGCAACGGCCCTGCACAAGACAATCTGCAACACTTCCGGCAGCCTGACGACCTCGGGCGAGGAATACCGCGTTCTGGCCGAACTGAATCAGGCCATCTGCGGAGCGATCCAGAAGATCACCGGAGAACCGCCGGCGTGGGCTCGACCGGCGACCCACACTGGCACCGGCGTGCCGAAGTAGGCGCCTGGCGGCGCCCTGCGCGACGTGGGGCGCGGCTTCATTTCTTTCTCCGCGCACGCTTCACCGACGCCTCCGTGCGCCTGTTGGCTTCCATCGCCAGGACATGGTGATCGGCCAGCATGGCAAGAGCGGTCGCTGCTTCCTCCTCGCCCCATCCGGCCTGGACGGCGCCCCAGACGAGCTCCTGGAAGGATGCCTCCAGGGCTTCCTCGCATTCGACGAGGCGATCGGGCGTATCCGGCGAGCGTGGTGAGAGAATCACTGTCATGCTCTCCTCCATTGGAACGAATTGAGCTTTCGCGCGATAATGCGGCATGGAGAGACGTAGGGCCAAAGGCGCGACAGTCCACCACGACCCGATGCCGACGCGCATCGAGCCCTGCCTCGCCTTGCTCGTGAGCCGGCCGCCCGTCGGTCCGGAATGGAGCTTCGAGGTCAAGTGGGACGGATACCGGCTGGCAGTCCATAGAGAGCCGTCGGGCGTCCGCATCATCACGCGGGGCGGGCACGACTGGACGGAGCGCTTTCCCGCCATCGCACAGGCTGCGGAGGCAATCGACGCGGATACGCTGATCCTTGACGGCGAGGCGGTGGTTCTCGACGAGCAGGGGCGATCGGACTTCGGCGCGCTTCAGCAGGCGCTGGGCGGTCGCGGCGGCAAGCGAAGTGCCAGCGAGGCACTGTTCTGTGCCTTCGATCTTCTCTATCTCAACGGCCACGACCTGACGGGCATGCCGCTGCGCGATCGACGCGCGATGCTCGAGGCGATCTGCCATGTTCCCGGCGGCATCATCCGGTTGTCCGAGGAGATCGGCGACAATGGCGCGGAGCTGCTGAAGGTCGCTTGCGGCATGGGGCTGGAAGGGATCATCGGCAAGAACGAAAGCAAGCCCTATCGTTCCGGTCGGCGCGGCGACTGGGTGAAGATCAAGTGCGTGCAGAGTGAGGGCTTTGCGATCGTCGGTTACGAGCCCTCGCGCGATGCACTCGGCGGCATCGGCCGACTGCTGCTGGCAGCAAGAAAGGGCAGTGACCTGGTTTATGTCGGCGGCGTGGGGACCGGCTTCACCGCGCGATCAGGGGCCGCGCTGCGCCGCCAGCTCGACGCGATAGCGATCCCGAAAGCCGCTATCGATGTGGGAAAGCGAAAGGGCGTTTTCGTGAAGCCGATACTTGTGGCGGAAATTGAGTTTCGCGCGTGGACGCAGGACGGCAAGCTTCGGCATGCGTCGTTCAAGGGGCTGCGCGATGAGGCGGATGCGGCCTCGATTTATGAGATTGTGGGGTGATGGAACACCCGGCGGCACTGCACATGCCGCCGGGCTGCTGTATACCTCATACACAGCTCACCCGCGCGAACGCGAGTTCTGCAATTTTGAGTGTAATTGTCAAAAATTTTATTAACCTGCTCGCCGGGTCACGTAACGAGGGCGCGATGAGCGAGACACGAGGCGAATTCATCAAGGCGAAACTGACGGAGTTACTGGAGTTGAGCCGGAAGGACGGAGAGAAAGCCGTCATGTTAAGCTATTTGCTCTCAATGACGCTTCAGGAGGCGCGGCAAGTCTACTGGGGTGAACGGGGACCGGCCTAGCCCGCCGGCATTGGAGGCAGAACGAGCATTAGCTCGTCGTCAGGCAATGGTCGCTGGAGGCGCTTCGCTTCTTCCCAGGGAGCCGTCAGCCACGTCTCCGTTTCGTCGCCGGGCCGAAGGATCACAGGCATCGCCTTCTGGTGGATCGGCGCGACCACGGCGTTCGGCTCGGTCGTGAGGAATCCGAAGAGGTCGGTCGTTATCATGCCCTCTTTGACCTTCCGGACGCTTTCCCACTGGGGAACCCAAATTCCAGCGAAGAACAACAGCGGTTGCGTCTCATCCGCTGCAAACCAGGCGTTTGGTGTCCTGCCGCCTTCGGCCTTGCTCGCGGGGTCGGGCTCAGCAAATCGGGTGAACGGGACGACGCAGCGGTTCTCGACGCCAAGCCAGCGGGTCCAGTGTTTGCTTGAGGTATTGCGGACGTTGGTCGTGCCGCCGTCCGGCTCCAGACGCATCAACTCGATGAAGTCGACGTCCTTGCCCTTAGCGCGAAGCTTTTCGGCGCGCTTTTGTGCCGATTGAAACAGAGCCTGTCTCGATGACGGTAGTCCCCAACGGACCATGGCAGCCTCGCGTCCGGCAGGGGTGTTCCGCACGATCGGTGCCTTGTAGTCGGGATAGATGTCCAGCGACGGTTCCAGGTTGCCCAAACTGTCGATCATGGCTCGCGTCGCCTGAAGGATCGCAAGCTGGTTCGTCGTGACGTTATACAGGTTGCACAT